ATTGTTACTGATATTTTAAAGCAGTTTCCAGAAAACTCGAAAACCTATATCCTCCCAGCAAGAAGAGGGGGAGCCATCGGGCCAATTATCGATTATTTAGATGAGATAGGGGTTAATACTAACCCCAATGATGTTCGTGTGATGGCCTCTCAGGGGGAATCAAAAGGTGATGTTATGGCTGCTATGATGAAAAATAAGATTATGAGCGACAAAAAGTCGAACATCAAGAGAATTGAATATTATGAAGATTCCGAAAAGAATATCAACGATGTTTTACAGAAAATTTGCAACAATCCAGAAATAGATCATCTCAAACCAGAAAATTTTGAATTGGTTGTCTACAAAGTCGTCAATAATGGTGACGGATATCAATTAGAAAAGATTACTTGCTAATTTAAGACTAATTAAAGTTGGCAGGAGATATTGTTATGTCTAATGATGGAAATGGTTGGGAAACCTACTCAAAACTAGTTTTAGCCCAACTTGAAACTTTGTCTGGCGGAATTGAAGCTTTAAGAACTGAATTGCAAATGGTCCAAAACCAGCTTGTGGAACTGAAAGCGAAAGAAGATCGCGTGCAGGATCTAAAAACCTGGAAAGAGAAAATGGATGATGTCGCTTCCCCACCTCAGCTTCGTGAAACTCTACAAGATGTGGAAGATTTGAAAGAGTTCCGAACAAAAGCCGTAACAATGTTTATGGTTGTCCAATCAATTATGGGTTTTGCAATTGCTTGGGCTTTAGATGTTTTTTGATTTGACAATTGTGATTTATTGTGTTAAATTATATAATTGCTTAAAACAATCGGCTGTATCCAACGTTTGTGCTTGTTGAATTCTAGTTACTTTGATGAGGACCAAAGAAGATATAACCAATAGAGTCAAAAAAGTCTTAAAACAACTTTCTGGCGAGGTTACTGCTGAAGATGGAGATCTAATTGCTCCCCATTTTATAATTGGCGACGGCGACATATGGTGCTATCAGCCAACTAATAGAAACTTTATTAAAATTTCTCGTGGAATTCCTGTTTATATTTTGTGTGAATCTTATGATATAAGAGGCCGACACCTAATATACACTACGGACGGAAACATGGTTCTAATAGAGCCAGATGAGATTGTAGAACTAGGATTTGATTAATGTTATTTGAGTTTAATGAATTTTGGAAATATCTATTGATTATTGGTGTGTGTTGGACGACATATGTTATTTTTGGCTATGAATTCACGGCAATAACAATATTAGGCGCTTTGTTGGCGAAAACTTTCACAAATAAAACATTTTTAGTATAAATTAGCTATTTAATTTGTTGGTTTTGTCATCAACAAAGTATTCTGTAATGAAAGAAAAAGAAATATTTGGCGAACTTTTATCGAAACAGTTTGAAGTAGGCGATATAGTTGAATGGTCCAAATGGAATAGCGAAAAAGAAGAGTGGTCATATAATTATGGTATAGTGACCAACACTAAAAGTGAAATTAAATCGAATAGATTGGTTTCAATATGTACTGTGATGCCGATGCAAGGAGATAAGTCGGAAATTGATCACTTTTCTCTTAGTCTTAGGTTGATATCCAAAAGGGGGCCCGAAAATGTCGAAGATTGATCATGTCGCCATCTTGGTTGATGATTTGGAAGTTGCAGAAGAGTGGTATCTGGAACATACTAAAGGTATTGTCACTTTTAAAGACAAAAAATACGTGAGACTTGCTGTTGACAATATTAATATCGCTTTAATAGATAGAAAACATTACCCTCATGCACATATAGCAGTTTTAGTAAAAAATATAGATGATTTGCCACTTGATAAGGGGCAAGTTGTAAAACATCGTGATGGAACTATAGGAGTTTATGTAAAAGACCCATTTGATAACTATTTAGAATATATTTGGTACTCCGATGATCAAAAAGAGGTTTTTTTGAATGATTGACAAATTAAAATCATTAATTAAGCAGTTTATGCCCTTTGCGCAAGAGCAAATGGGGTTTGATAGGCCACCGCAGTTGTTTTTAAAACAAGATAAAGAAAATGCAGCCAACCCAATGGGAAAGACGGGATTTTATGATCCTGCTTCGGAAGCCATAACATTATTTGTAACTGGGCGACACCCAAAAGACATAATGCGCTCGTTGTCGCATGAGCTAATGCACCATACACAAAACTGTAATGGCGAGTTTGAGAAAGTTAGTTCTATGGGAGAACAAGGATATGCACAGAGTGATCCACACCTGAGAGTGATGGAGATTGAAGCATATAAAGCATCTATAGTTTTTAGAGATTGGGAAGACAGCTGCAAAGGTACTATTTATTACGAACATCTACAAAAAGGAGATAACAAGATGTCTACAAAAGATTGGAAAAACAAAGAAATGACTCAGCTTCTATCAGAAGCTTGGGGTTTTAAATTTAACACCCTTGAGGAGTTTGAGCAGTTTAATGGAACTGGCGAATTGCAAGCCGAAGATGCAGAAGTTGAAGCTAACACAGAAGGGCAGCTTGAGGAAGCTCACTGTGCTGGAAAACGCGACGAGCCCTGTGGAAAAGCTGATTGCCCTAAGTGTGGTGACGGTGAGGCCCTCGACGAAGGTGTGCCGGAAGTCAAAGCTAGCGAGCTTGATAGTGGTGATGTAAAAGATGGACCGGGTGATATGTCTGTTAAGGATGGAAAACTCGTAAATGTAACCAAAGAGCAGCTTCAGACACTTGTCAAAAAAGCTTTACACGAAGCGCTAAGTAAACGCAAAGGATAAACCTAACATGACAGGAAAAGGTAAAAGTTGAGCTTAAAAAGCTTAAACATAAATTTATCAGAAACCTGTTATTAACAGCTATAACAGAAGGGATTAGTATGTCATCAGATCGCGAATGGAGAGAATTTTTAATAAACGAGGAACTGGGAGAGAAGACTATCTTTACCTATATTCAGGGTCTCCAAGAAATAATTGCCAATCTTAAACCTCGAACGGTTTCCGAGAAAAGAAGACTTCAACTTGCGAAGCAACATATTCAAGAAGTGCGTAAATATGCGCGACGTATGTTAAATGAAAACATGAACCTTCAAGAAAAACTAAATTTGCTAGAAGAAAATAAGGAAGATTAAAAATGGGTAAAGCCAACACACATCTTACTCACCTTGAGGAATTAGTGTTAACACAAGGGCCTCAAGGTTATAAGATGGCTAGAGCATTTCTGTTGGAGTTGCTCAACACATTAAAAGGTAATACCGACTCAAGTATTCAAACATCGGTCAAGTGGGATGGGGCGCCGGCTATATTTGCCGGTATAAATCCTGAAAATGGTAGATTTTTTGTTGGCACTAAATCAATTTTTAATAAAGTCCCGAAAATAAACTACACCGAAGAAGATGTCCTAAGAAATCATGGACACGCTCCCGGTCTTGTTGACAAGCTAGTGAAAGCTCTCAGATATCTACCGTCGCTTGGAATTAGAAATATCTTACAGGGCGACTTTATGTTTGATGATGGTATGATCGAGACCGTCGATATAGACGGAGAACCACATTACAAATTCAAGCCTAACACGATTGTGTATGCGGTTCCGGTAAATTCTGATTTAGGCAAAGAAATTGGCCAATCAAAATTTGGAATCGTATTTCACACAACTTATGACAGCTTAGATGGGGGTGCCAGCTTTGGTGCTGATGTTTCGAGTTTGAGAAGGGTGCCAGGAATTTGGTTTGATGATGCTTTCTTTACCGATGACACCGGAGTTGTTACCCTCACGCAAGATGAAGAAGTAGAGATTATTCGTTTAGTAAGAGAGGCCGATTCAGTAAATGAAAGAATCGACTACGCCGACTTACCTCTTGATTTGCTAAATATTTATATTAACAGTGAAATCAAGTCCGGTAGTTTTTTAGAAAATGCCCAAGATTCTTTTCAGGGTTTTATTAACTGGTTTTCCCAGCGCATCCAAAAAAGAATTAACAGCCTTAAGAGCGAAAAGGGGCGCCGTAGAGCTACCGACAACGGAATGAGACTATTAGAATCTTTTAAAAACAAAAAAGAAGATTTTATTTATCTATTCAAGGTTAGTCGGTTACTGTTTGAAGCAAAAAACATCTTTATTGAAAAATATAACAATGCCGTATATAACACTAAACACTTTGTTGATGACGGATCAGGTGATTTAGTAGCTACCAACCCTGAAGGGTATGTTGCCGTTGACCACGCTGGTAATGGAATCAAATTTGTAGACCGTTTAGAGTTTAGTAGGGCTAATTTTATGGTTGACAAATCTTCAAAATTTACTCAGTCCGGCGCAGGAATTGAAGAAGAAGTTGTCCTTGAGTTTGAAGACGAGAGTGAAGATCCTGTTGCGGACTCAAACTTCCCTAAGACTGTCGCAGTTGTTCCAGGCGCCTTT